GAGCCGCAATGTTTCCGGCAGTATGGGCGACAATAGTGAAATTGCTAGTGCCGCCGCTGGCCCGAAGTCCTGAATACACGTTACCAGTCGAAAACCCTCCGTTTATGAACCAATTTTTAACACCAGTGCCGTTTGCAATAAAGCCGCCGTCGCCATTTTTTGTAAATTCGCACCCTGAAAAAACAATCCCGTCCACAACGCCCGCACCGACCGGGATGATGTGACAGCCGAATTTTGACGCGCTAAGGCCAAACCAACAGTTTGATATACGAGTGTCATAAACTCCACCAGACGGCACAATTTCTGCCGATGAAACTGTAACGCCTCCGGCAATAGTGCCAGCCGAATCAAATACGCAATTAGCGATTGTGAGGGCGTAGACATTCAAAGCGGGTGGGGTATCAATCAGTAACGCCCGGCCATGCAGCGTGATATTGCAATCAGTCAGAAACGCGGTATCTCCGTTTTGATAGCGCACACCGAAAGCGGGCTGTATACCTGCTGACCCGGTAATAATGCAATTGCGCATTTCACCATTTGAGAAATTCAAAAATTGGACAGCCCCGGAGCCCGCCCCGGTATTTGGCAGACGAAATTCACAATTCTCAACAGTCGTACCAACGATAACGGGATTGCCGACAGTTCCGACACTAATGGCAATATAGTAGCCGTCGAATTCGCAATTACTGATTACACCCCCATTACCTTGGACGTCTACATAAAAACCGCTGGTTCTCGTAACGGACGAAGAAATTTTAAGATTGAAAATCCCACTCGATATTCCAAATGTAAGGACATTTGCAGTCACACTATTTGTCACCAAAACCGAAGCGAATGCCCCTTCGCCGACAATAGATACGCCGTCAGGAATAGTAAGGCTGCTGATTTTGTAATTACCTTTCGGCAATTCGCAAATGCCGCCGCCGATCAACGTATTCAAGGCCGCTTGAATAGCCACCGTGTCATCCGTCACACCGTCCCCCACAGCCCCGAATTGTTTTACGGTGTATCCATTTGGAGATATAAGCTTCCATCTTCCACCATCTGTTCCTACAATGATTGTACCGCCATTATCAGATGAGGTTGTGTCTGAGCTATCATAGTAATAGTTTCCCCCTCCGCCATCGCCTTTTGCATAATACCCTGTTACAAGAACGTAGGAGACGCTTGTTTTATTAACAAGCCTGAGAGAGGCTATGCTGTCTACAATGGTTTTACTATTAGCGGGCAAGAATTTGTTGGAGGTCATATCTACCGTGCCAACTAAAATATCGTCAGTACCGTCAAAAAAGTAATATCCATATGGGTTAGAACTATTGTTCACCCAAAACATACCTGTTCTAATATACGTAGGTCTTGTAGCTCCAATATGGCTACTCTCAATGGCATTTCGCCAGTTATTTAAAGCATCAGCTAGATCCACGCCTGTATCTACATACGGATCTATATTTTCAAACAAATACTGAGACATATTTATCCTTTAATCTTATTAAGTTGTTCTTGAAGTATTTCCACCCTCGCAGAAAGCTCTTGTATCGCCTTCACCATAGGAGCAATAAACTCATCGTAGCCAAGAGACAAGACATCCTCCCCTCCTGCTATTTTATGATCTTGGTATCCACCAAAATCAACACCTAGGGCATCCATTGTGTCTTTTACAGAACTGGCTCCGAATCCATGATGATACCGGCCTCTCTTCTTGGAGCCATCTTTTTTAATCTCAGCTAGTTTTTGGTTTGGTTTTCTATAATCTTCCCTCATGTCCCATTTATAATCAATAGGTACTAAAGAGTTTATAAAAGCCAAACCTAAAGTTGTAGGGCGAATATCGGTCTTATCTCTTTCATCAGAGCGATTTTGCACAGTACCATAGACATAAGTAGTCGTGTCACTGTTTCCTAGCTGAACTTGATTAGAGCCTGTAACTGAAGCCTGATATCCCAGACCAGAGCAGTTAGTGTAGGTACTGAGAGTCGTTAGAGAGTAGTTACCAACCGCTGTGTTATAACTTCCAGAGCTTAAGCGAACTAAGGAAAAATTCCCTATTCCTGTATTCCCAACCCCAGTGGGCGAGTTAAATCCCACTGAGGCCAGCTTAACATTATCAAAACTACTGCCACCACCAGAGTCTGTGGAAGGAGCAAAACGATGTGTTGCTGGATAGACAGTCCCAATGAAAACATCCTCTACTCCATCGTACACATTGACCTTATAGGTGCTTCCATATTCTTGCGTCCAAAGACCTCCTGCGGTAATGTACGACGGCCTCGCACTCCCGAAATGGCTGCTTTCTACAGCATTGCTCCATTGTGTTATCTTATCTGCTAAGACAGATCCAGAGGTTGTCTCTGGGTTTATTGTTCCAAGATCGTATTGAGACATTTATGTTCCTTGTAGTTTTCCATAACCTTTAGCAATCCAGCTAAACTGCCTTTCGACAGGCACACCAATTTGGTTTTTAAAGATGATATTGAACCCGGATTGGTTTGCTCCCGACACAACATGATATTCTCCTGTCGCAACATCCTTTGTCATAATGCCGACAGCAGGCACATTATAAAAATCCGGGGAATATTCAACTCGAATCCCAGATGTGGGGCACAATACATTGCTCTCTCCCGCGACACGATCCGGCATATCAATAACAACCTCAAACTTTGTTACGATAGGAGTAACATCTGGGTTGTTTGATACCAAAAAGAGTCGAAACTGTATGTACCTAAAGGTAACTTCCCCAATAATCAATTTTTTCCAATCAGACCACTTAGCCGACTTCGTATTTTTTATCCTATAAAAGACGTCTACAGAGTAGTCCTTTGAATCTGTCCCAGAAAGAGTATCAATATCTGACAGTTTTGACCAATTTATGACGTAGTTATTTAACCTTGACCCATAGGAATTTAGATTAATATACACACGGCTTGTATACACATCCCCTAGGTCAAAAGGGTTTCCAGTAAACGTTCCTGATGCATCAATACCGGTTGCCAAAGGCTTTTGTATAGTAATTGGTATCCAATTTACCATCTTACGTCCCATCAGAGATAGGTTGCCATTCACTGCTCGGCAATTATCTAAGATCCCTGCCCAAGAAGGACTGTACATAATTGTTTCAACAACGTTGTAGTCCTCTAAGGTGGGGGATGTGTTTTCAACAATAGCTGCGTTATTTGAGACATTACCTGCCCTGTCTACCGCCTTTACAAGGTAATAACCTTTTAAGGACGGAATAGATGTGAATGTACAAGGTGCAGATACATTCGGAGCAATTGTTGTTGCATTGTTCCAGTAAGAAGGGCTCTCCGTGGTAAACTTCACTACATAATGAGAGACTGGCACCACTGTATAAGAGGGCTGATCCCACATCAGGTAGGCAACACCGCTTGTGGTATTCACTGTTAGCCCTGTAACATCCGCGGGAGGGGTATTGCTTCCACGTACATATAATGATGCGCTACGCGTAGAGCTGTGGATACCGTTTATGCTAACGGCCTCTAACTTTACCTCAATGTTTCCTAGAGCAATAGGCTGTATAGAGGTGGTGGTTGTTGAAAAACTCGGTATTGCATTCCAACTCCCTCCCGGGTATCTCCAGTAACCTTTCCACTCTTTGAACTTAGAAGAGGTATGTTGCCTAACTTGCACAACAACTCGTGATAGGCAATTATTTGCTTCATCAAAATAAACTTCCTCTAGAAGAGTAAGACCTTCGGGGGGAGATATTCCAATCCAATCTGCATTTGAGATGTCCAATGGAACAAAAGAAGCTCCCGCCTCAATAGCAGCATATTTTGTGGGGTTGTACTGTAGGGCGCTGATCTCATAGGAAGTCCTGTCGGATTCCTTTATAGAAATAACTTGGAATTGTTGTGCTTGAACATCTCCAGATTCTATAATCCAAATACTGTGTTTTTGTGGTGCCTCAGAAAAAGAAGTCGCTACAGAGATGGTAGAGTAGCTCCCCCCACCATTCGTGATTGTCCTTTCTTCAACTTGCCCAGTTGGAAGGATAACTGAAAGTGTGTAGACTGTTCCAGCTACTAATGTAACAGGAGAATCTAAAGTCACACTGTTAATAGACGAAGCACTAATTCTTCCTTGCTTCCTTTCGCGACTCTTGTTGTAGTCATATATCTTAATAACAGCTCCTGGATATAGCCCACCCATTGCACCTTCTATGCCTGTCTTGAAAGAGACTGTCTGTGTCAAATTCAAAGAGGTAAGTACGATATTTTTTGCATATCGCAATGCTTGCCCACGAGACGTACATCCTACTGCAACAGCGTCAATAGGTTTAACGCCTCTGACTAATTGGTCGGGTTCATAGTTGTATATTTCTACTGTGTCCTCGTACCCGTTAAACGGATTGGACCAAGTTACCCTTGCTTGATTGAACCTCTTATCTCTTCCTGTACTCTCATAAGAGAAAAGCCCATCAATAACATTGGCATTGTTGAAGATCCAGTTTGCACTTTCCAAGTGGTCATAGGAAAGGGTTATTTTTCCTCCTGCCCAGTACAACATCCCATTGAACACAGAGGCAATGTCTTGAAGGAGTTGATACGCACCAGTTCTTTGTTGTACATAAAGGTTTAATGTATAACGAGGCTCTGTACCCCCATATCCATCAGAAATAAATTCATCGCAATACTTGGCTGCTTCGTAGAACCTGGGAATGTCCACTTTCGATTCTGTGATATACTCCCCTAGGCCATATCGACTGCTCATCAACAAATCTAGAAGACACCACACAGGGTTATTGGTATAAGCCATCTGCCAGCGTATCCCGTCCCACTCTCCCGTATAAGCTCTAGTTGTCGGATTGTAGTTTGAGGGTACATTTACCATCAGCCCTTCTACTTCATAAGACCGACTTGGTATATTATTATATTGAGAAGCATCTACCACAATTCCACAGTATGCACTATTTGGGTAAGACATTCTGCTTGGTATGATTTCCGTATAGGTATCCCAATAAAAAGTGTTTTGGTTGTACTGTGTGTCAGGATCTCCGGAGATTCTTGTTACACGAATATCGTGCGGTCCATCTCCTGTTAGAGGAATCCTATAGGATTTAACAAAACCCCCAGAAGATTTCTCTGTGATAATGTCTGTTGTGCTCTCTTTAAAAATCTCAAACTTAGAGACGTCTAGTGCTGCTGCATGGGCATTGGGAGTATTTGTCACTACTTTATAATCATAAGGGGCTCCTCCAGTACTGTCGTAATAGAAGAAACTAAGGGTTGGTGCTCCAGAGACTGCGGCTTGCCCCCCATACCCTGCTGGCTTTGTTGGAGCTTCTCCAGAGAGTGTTCTGGTAAAGATGGTTTCCCAAGATCCTCCTGCCGAAGGTCTCCTTTGTAAACTTAGCGAAACAGATTGTGTCCCCATCACAGCTTCCCCAGTCCAATGCGAGACAACTTTTACCTTGGGGACTGCTCCAATACATAAAGCAGTATCAAAGGAAGATTGTGTAAACTTAGAGAATGGGGAAATATTTTCTATAGAGGTTGTCGCATTTTCTACACCAATTGCGGCAGGAATAAACCCGCCTCCATTGTTTTGTGTAGATATTTGTACCTCAACTGTAGCAGGACCGGTGTTCCCGTTTTTACTGTCAGTCACCACGAATGTGGGAAATTTAAGTGTGACTCTTGCGTACTTCGCGTCACTACTTTCTACCCTTCTTGTGATAGGGAACCCATTTTTAACCAACACATTTACAGACTTCTCAGACTCTACTTCGTTAAATCCTTGTGACAATGGTTCTTGGGATGTAAATCCCCTTCGCTCTTGGTAATAGAAACCTTTGACGTTTAGGCTGCCATCTTTATTCTCTAGAGGTGTGTCCTCGATGTAGATACTCTGCCCACCATTAACCAATCCCTTGATTGGACCTTCGCTCCATAAATCAAGGACACGAAGATATTGGGTAGACGAAATAGTGTCGGGAGCATCGATAGCCCCTTGTGTGCTGGAATCTTCGTCTCCCCCGCTTCCCCTATATCTCATATCAAACCTTTATGCCATTGTTGGTGAAATACCCGCAGAAACAACTTGACTTCCTATCCTTTTTTTTCCATATAAAAATGGAACCGGGTTTCCTTGTCCTGTAGTATTAACTGTCCCACTAAACAAGTAGGAAGTCTTGCTAGAATCTTCTCCTCCGCTTCCGGAAGTTTTGGGTGTTCCGAACAACAGACCTATTGCTCCGCCAATTACAAGGGACCATCCCATACTACTCACAACCCCCGCTGCTACAACATTCAGACCCGGAATAAAGGAGGCGGCAATAAGTACTGCTCCAACGATGATCTTTGCGGTATTACCAGATCCACAAAAAACAGGAATAATTTTTATGGTCTTGCCACTAAAGCGTGAAAACAGGTCTTGTTCAGATAGAGGAGTTTCCTCGATAGAAATCCTATACTTCGACTCATTACCAATGAAATCTTTCCTGAAATCTGTAAAGTTGGCACAAAGCATGTCTATACCGTCTTTCAAAGTATTACCTCTGAAAGTGAAATTCTTTCCATACTTCTTCCCTAGCCAGCCTGTAAGTCTTATTTTTATCATATTAACCTCGTTTATACCTCAAGGTCGTTGTCCAAGCCTTTTTCCAAGAACCCGCAAAGAAGTCCTCTTTAGACAGCCTGTTATACGCGTGGTGCAGAAATTTTTCGTCCCCTAGAAAAACTCCTAGGTGGTCATTTATTCCAGAGAAGTTCATAACAACTACATCATGTTTTTGTAGTTCTTCTGGATAAACTTCTACAAACCCTGCTTCCAAAAATGTCTGCTTGTGGATGTAATCTTTTCCTTTAGCCCACCACTTGTCTTCTCTATAAAAATCTGGCAGGCTTACCTTCAAGTTTAAGGAGTAGTAGTCCCTAACAAGACCGTAGCAATCTTGTGATCCCCCAACATAGGGCCTCTCCAGTAAGGGAGGGATGCTGCCGACAGGTCTGTACCAATCGAATGTACCAGATTGCACACAATACATTATGTACGGAGTGCGTGTAGCCTCTGAGAAAGCTTTATCAGAGGAAGTGAGTGTAGGGTTCCCGTTCGTGTGAGAATGGAAGACTGCGAGAATATTTCCAGCATATTCCTCTGAATCCTGCTCTGAAATCTCAAAGTCAAGAAGTTTATTCCCATTGCAGACATTCTCACAAGGGACATACTCAGAGTAATGGTCTTTTAATATGACTAGCCCGCAAGCTTCTTCAGGATATACCCTATCGGCATGTTCTTTAAACTTCTCTGCAAGATGCTCAACAATCTGGTTCATCGTATAATCCCTGTACCTATAAAACTTCCCAAAGGAAGGACAGCAGATGTACCATACCTTAGCACGCACCCGCTGTATCTCCGACTACACTTATCCTGGGCTAGTGTTGTGACAGGCTTGTCATTCTCATCTGCAACTGGTCCACCACTGTAACCACAGTCCAGCCCTCTATATCTCCACGCACAGAAGGTTGCAGAACAAGGTCTTCCTGGAATCTGTTTATCTTCTAAATCCCACTCTGAAGAGAGTTCAAATTCTACATAGTATTTGTTTTCCGAGACTTTTCTATTAATAACCCATACTTCATCTGGAAAGTATTGTTGTGGATCTGCGGTCGGATTTACATTTCCTGGAAAATTTTCTTTATCAAGATACTTTACAAAAGTGCTCTTCCTGATAACCTTACAGTTTATAAGGTCGTCAAATTCCAGGAGTGTCGTGCTAATAAGTCCAAGCACGTTAGAAATTTGCATTGTTGGTCTTGGTAACTCTTTACCTTTTGATTTTTCAAAACCACTTATAGTTACAGGAAATGGCTGGTAAGTCTCTCCTTGCCAATACACTTCTCCATTAACATTAGAGGAAAGTGTAGAATGGAAGCGAAGGATGCCTCCTGAGTAAATATCCATGTCCAACACAAACAAGTCGATAATATCGCCTGGATTAAGTTTCTGTACATCACTAATAACTGTCATGAATAAAACACCTCCTCAAATGAAACAGAAAGTGTTTCATATCCAAAATCTACAACGTTTCTTTTCCAGCCATCTTCAGTGGACCTCCACTTTGCCGCACTCCCTCTGGGAGGTGTCCATTCAAACGCATCAACTCCAGAACAGGTCAGTAAGAAGGCTTCGATAGTGTCTATATTACTAGTTATTTCACGGAAGGTAAGGCTCCATACTCTTTTCTTAGTATTAAGGCCATCACCAACAATTTGCTCATACCCATCACCAAACTTTTGTCTAAGGTTACGGGGTACAACTGAGACCTCGGCCCCATATTGTGGTTGAAAGTTAGGAAATGTTGCCATACTCAGGTCCTTTAGATAATACTAATTATAACATGTAACTTTACAAATAGCAAGAGGGCAACATCTAAAATAGGATGTTGCCCTCTCCACCATTTACATAGCCAGCATCCCCCCTGGGCGCCTTTGCTTTACAAGTTCTTGTTGAACTGCTCTGCTAATCGCCTCTCCGAGCTCTTTCCCTCCTCTCTCACTACTGACTTGAGAGGTAGAACTGTCTCCAGAAATATTTACATTCACAGAGACGTTGTTTTGAACTCCGCTGGAGCCAGCACTTTTAACCGCAAGATCTCCTTTACTATCTCTCGTAAGAGGCATGACAGCTTCACCAACGCTTCCTGGTTTCTCCCCCATAACACCAAGGCTAGGGACTCCACCATTAGCAAAAGCAAACATAGTAGGACTGTTTACTATGGCATTTGTAAAAGCTCCTCCTTTAGCGAAAGCTGCGACGCCAGACGAAGTAAAAGCATTCCCTTTGGCTGATCCAAAATCAGACATCATCGAGGCTGTGCTAGAGAGTTCGGAGTAAGAACTACCTCCTCTGTTGAAAAGATTAGAGAACCAATTTGCTGCCCCAGAAGTGGCAGACTTAACCTGTACTCTTAACATCTCTTGCAAGATGGTTTTGAACAGCCCTTTTACGCTGACCTCTGCACCTTGACAGAAGTTCATAAAGGCATCTTCCATCGCAGAGAAGCTGGTAGTGAAAGCTGACTGGATTGTTTGTTGCCTACTTTCAAGACTGTCTTTCCAGTTCTTAGCGGCAACCTCCATGTCTCCATAAAAGCTCAACCCGCTCTCTTTTGTTTTCTGGAACGCCTGAACCATGCTTGTTTGAGCTTGGGCTGTTTCCCTAATGCTTTGGATTTCTCGGTCTCTTTGAGCAATTGCTTCAGTATTGCCTTTTAAGCCCTCTTTCTCTTTCTCAATAGCGAGGATCTTCTTTCTAGCGTCAAGTTCAATTGCCCATAGCGACTGGGCCTTTTCTCTCTCTTTATTACTGAGGGCGAGCCATTCAAGCTCTTTTTGTTGCGACTCTGCGAGATTCTGAATGGTATTTGCATTTTCCAAATCAGTTTGGTCTGCTTTGAGCCTTGCTGCATTGGTTTGCAATTTGGCTTTCGCCAGCCGCTCTTCGTTTACCACTCTTTCGATAAGAATACTGTTTATAGCTGCGCTATTCCTAGCCTCAAGAGAAAGCTCTTCATCCATTGAATCTTTTTTAGCTTGGGCATAAGCTTTTTCAGCCTTTGTTCTTGTATCTGAAACAGCCCCAGATTCTTCGAGGTAAGCAATTTGATCTTTTAGGGCAATAGAAGTTACTTCCATCTCATCGGCAATAGCCTTTTGGTGTTTCACTTCGTCATTCTGCTTCTTGAGCCCAGCGTTGATGTTCTCTGTTTTAACAATCTCCTCTAACAGATCCCGCTCTTGTTTGAGAGAAGTAATTTGTTCCTGCTTTCCTTTGCCAGAGGCAAGGAGGTCTTTTACGGCAAGGAGTCGTTTAGCATGGTCATTTAGCTTCTCATATTCTGATCCTTGTTCTTGCAAACCAAGGGTTTCTTGTCTCTGTGCTTCGAGTTCAGCACGAAGAGAAGCAAGGCGAGAGTCAGAAGATTTAATGCCGCCGCCTTTTTCTTTGAATTTCTCATCAATACCTCTCTTTGCGGCTTCTAGGTTTTTGAGCTTATCACTATTCGGGTTGGCCTCCCTTAGTGCGGCAATTTGTCTTTCCAGTTCTTTATAAGCGTCAGTTCTTTTTTGAACTTTAGAAGTCCCTCTTTCTATGAGCTTATCAAGATAATCTGCTGCTTTGATCCCCGCTTCATCAATCTTCTGTCTTGCTGCGGCATTTTTAACACTTGCCTCATTTCTTCCATTAAGTGTGGTAGTTTCAGCAATCTGGGCTTTGAGTGCAGTAATACGGTCCTGTTCTCCTTGGCTGATTGTGCTATTAAACTTCTTAGCCCATTCTACCTTGCCTTCTAAAACTGCGAGTTCTCTTTTGTCACTAACAACTCTTTCTGCTGCCGTTGCTTCTCTTCCAACATCGAGCACAGCATTTTTAATGCTCCTGTACATATTAGCAACAGAATTACCGGCTCTCTCCACCCATCCAAGATTTTGTACGAGTTGGTTTGCCATATTCTCGTGGGCTTGTGCAAGGGATTCTTGAGCAAGCTTTGTAGCTTCAAGAGTTTTTCCTTCTTTCTCCAAAGCCTTGATTTGCTCATAAGTGGCTTCAGAAAGGAAGTGGTAGGACTCATTTAGTTTGAGAATTGCAGCAGTAGGAGCATCCTTTAGGCTTGCATACTGAGTAGCTACCTTCTCTACATCCATGCCCGAAGCTCTAGCAAAATTAGATGTAGCAACTGTCAGGCGCTCAATGTTCTCCCCTGTAATTTTACCAGTAGAAGCTAAAGCAGTCATTGCTTCAGCAGCAGCCGATTGTCCTCCAGCAAGTTTTCCTACTTCTGCTGTAAGCTCTGAGAACTTATCCTTTGTCATCCCAACATAGTTGCCTGTCAGGATTGTAGCCTTGCCAAAATCTTCTGCCTCTTTACTACCGAAGTAAAATCCTGTCGCAAGAGTTCCAAGAGCAGCAGCAGCAAGCACAAAAGGATTAGCGAGGAACTTCAGTACCATTGGACCAACGGACCGGAACATAGGTCCGAATCCGTGGAACATGTCTCGCAACTGACCGCCTTGTTGAATCATAATCAGGAAGGGATTTTGTCCTCCGGCCAACTGGGTAACAATGTCGGTCATTTGTGCAGGAACCATACGCATTGCAGCCGCTGTTGCTTTAGCAGACATACCTACGTTCTTTACTTGCCCCTCTGCCTCTTTCAATTTGGCAATCATTGGGCCAGTCTGTTCAGTTACTCCCAGTTGCGCTGCTCGGTATTCTAGATAGGCAGCTTTGCCTTGTGTAGCTACAATGTTCTGTCGTGTAACATCATTGATAAACCTTTTCTGCTGTGTTGCCAACACTTTATCAGGGTCTGCTGTAGAGCCTCCTGCTCCTCCTCTGACAGTCACTCCTGAAGGTACCTTAGCAACACTTGTAAGCGTTCCAGATAGCCCTTGCATAGACTGTAGGGTATCTCGAATAGCTTGGAGCTTTGCGTTGAATGCTTCTAACCCTGTTGTACTGTTTGCCATCCTTTCAGCAGCAGTAGCAATACTTGTGAAGCTGCCAGAAATTCCCTTGAATCCACTTGTAAGTTCTCCAAGACCTTTGGTATTAAGGCCAAGGTTTTTAACTTGGTCTGCAACACCTTTTACTTCTAAAGTAATCCCATCTAGCTTTACTTTAGAAAAGTCTTCAAGGGAGCCTTGAGCCTGCCTTAATGGGTCCTTTACTTCTTGTGCTTTTGTCGCAAGTTTTCCAAGAGCATTAGCAGTTGAGCTAACGCCTTTTTGATTCACTTCAACCGTTAATGTCTTTTTGAAGTCCATGACTTTCCTTACGATTTTCTGTGTGCTCTATACACCTTCATCCATATGCTATCGAGCATCAGGATAACGTCCAACTGGTGTGGGGTTGTAGATATACCAAAAAGAGAGGCCCATGCCTCTAAGTCTAAAAAGCTCAGAGCACATGGGCCAGATTCCGTGAATGCCCGTTGTTTATTTAGTTGCAAAAAGTCTTGCCAGTAATCTAAATAATCCTCAGGGCATTCCAAATTGTAGTAATCGTCCAACTCAGGTGGCCGTATTCCTGTACCTTTCTCAACCATTTCTAGTTGAGTCAATTCGCACAAGGGTTGTCCTTCAAAGGGAATGAGCATATTAAACACTCCCTCTGCATACTCAGACAACCCTGTTAGTTTCCCTCTACCATAGACCGAATATCGTAAATGGCTGCAAGAACTTGATTACGAAGCGGAGGGTAAGCTGTATACATCCGAACAGCATTGTCGTAGTTGAAAGGCACTTCCTTTCCATCTTCTTCTACGTTCTTCCAACCCTTCGTACATTTAGCCAGAAGATCAACCCAAAGAGCATTAGAGGTGTCATCATCCATTGGCTTTCCTCGACTCTTGGCTTTAGTCTCTGCTGCATCAATTCGAGCCTTGGCTTGATTAAAAACACGGCTACCAACGCCAATCACATCAATCGTTACATCAGTCTCATTACCATCCCAATCAAGGAAAGCGTAGGTGAAACCCTTTTCAGCGGCAGAGATTGTATCAAAGTTCTTGAAGTCCATTTTATTATTCCTTATAAGTTTTAAAAAGAAGAGAGCTAGAATACGTCTAGCTCTCTGTTCTCAGGTGAGAGATAAAGTTAAGAAGTGAAACTCTGAATAACGAGGGTGCTTTGCTCAATATCTGTGGCTGTGGAATCAGGGAGAAGGGCTGTAAAATCGAGGCTTTGCACGATGCCGCCCTTTTCACTGTCGGTGCGCTGAGGTATAGTGACTTTACACTTAGGCATCTTGAATACCATACCATCCCCATTGTCTCCATCTGCCCGGAAAACAATAGTAAGAGCATTTTCTGCATATGCCTTCTCGAACAGTGTGCGATCCTGCATATACACAGAGAACGAACCCTTAACGCCAATCCGTCCAATGAAGATTGCCGCAGCAGGACGAGTGCCATCAGGAAGTTGATTGAATACGGTCTTTCCTGCTTCCATACCGCCATCAATATCAAAACTGAATGTGGTGACAACACCAATTTGCTGACCATTGAAGAAAATGGCGCCAGCGTTCGATGAGAGGCAGCTAGTGATAGACGGTGCGGCAGGAGTTGTGAAATAAGCAGTACCAGATACTGTCTGGTCCTTACCCATCATTCCAAACTCAGCAGTAACCATATTATCGGGGTTGATACCGATCTTGGCTGTATTAAACTTAACGCCAGTGGCTACATAATGGTCGCCTGTGTCCGCATGGCTTTCTTCCACAGTAAAGCTATCATCCGAACGGGCAGCAACAGTGAGTGGGATTACAAGTTTATTACCAGCAACAACCACTGTAACACTGTCCCCTGCTACCTTGGTAACAAGGGTCTTGTTGACAACAATCTTCAGTGCCGTGACAGAGATAACAGTTGTTTTACCGTTATTTGCTGTAGCAGGAGAAGCAAAACCGCCAACAGTAATCACATCACCGACACGAATACCAGAAGTAATCCAACTACCCGTTGTGCGATTCAAAGAGTTATCTACAGAGCTTGCTGAAATATCGGTGCTAGCTGCAAGAGAAACACCTGTCACCCAAGGCCCACGAAGCAGTTGAGAGAATATAGTATCGTAACTGCCTGCCGACAATTCTCCACTCAGAGTGCCTTCAACCGTATCTGTACCAGAGCGGACAGAGGATGTCTGTGCAGTGGTAGTAATTTCATTTGATTGAAATTGTTCGCGAGAGAGGTTAAGAGTACAGGAAGCCCGACGAATAAATGTTGCAGAACCAGCAGCAGGCTTTACACCCCAGCTAGACTCCTTTGCAATAGCCACTGTCTTTTGTACACCAGAAGCAAAAGCCATATTACTTTCCTTTGTTTAGATTGTGATAACATCTGCCCTGTAAATCATCTCTACAGTGACAACAGAATGATTCGACTCTGGAGAAATTCCAGATTGACTTGGGGTGTTTTCAATATGCACAGAAACACCGTTCTTAATTAGCTCCAAACCCCTTGGGAAATAGGCAACCAATTCTTCAGCAAAAGCCTCTACATCAGCAGGACCGAGATTTAAGCTATCTATCCAGCACTGCACTTGGAAAATCCCTTTGTATCGCCTGTGGTAAGCCCCTAGAGAAGGGTTCTGTGTTCCAGAAGGAAAGAGCCTTACCCTCATGTGGGATTCAGCCAAAGGCTCAGATACATCGTTCTCCCATAGAACTTTTATACTCTTTGATGTGGCGAAAGCTGCGAGCCTCGTCTCTAAAGCATTTCTTATTTCTACTTGTGCCATATATCTCCTTATAGAATAGAAGCGAATGCTTTAGTTACAGGAGCATCAGCAGCCAAGAAAGCCTTTTGCATAGGTTCATATGGACCTGTAATTCTCCAACCAGTTAGCTCAACATTACCAGCATAAGATGTAGCGTTAGTTAGAAACACCCTCTGAGACATGAAGAAATAGTCATCGTGAAGAAAATTATTTATCTCTGCTTTCTTCTGTGAAGAAGTGGTAGTTCCTTCTACCTCCGTGTAGGACGGAGCAGAGCTAATTCTCCAATTGTGCAGGAAATGCCCGGTAGAAAAAGGAGCAATTCCTTGCCTTGGAGAGTAGTCAATTACCCTATTAAACAAAGCTCTTGCCTCATTTACTGTGGTTTCTCCAATCCAGTCTTGCGTCTCGGAAGCCCAAGCGGTAATATCCTCTGCAAAATCATCCATTATCGTCTCACTTGCAATGTGTATTTAATCACACAAGATCCACTAGGATTATCTTCTTTTACAGTGATGATTCTCCACCTGATATTGCCCTTATCCACTACGAAGTCTGTTGGAGAAGGCTTACGAGGAAAAGTGGATTGCCATTGAAGATAAACTTCCTTATCGTCCTTCTCGATTAGAGTACCTTTAGCAGTAGTGAGGCTATAGGACTCAAGAGCATAATCGAGAAACACAGCATAAGAATTAACAGATACTGTAGCAGCGGGTGTATTCTTTCCTGTTGAGGGGTCATATGTTCCAGATTGCCCTACGAAATTCACTGTAACAGCTTGACCTTCAGATACAATCATCTGGTCACTCATCTTCTTGAGGTTATCTAGGATTGCCATAACTACCTCAGAAAGTTTCGTAATCAGGGTCTGTCAATACAGTATATTCTCCGTTCTCCCCGCCAATAGGAAGGCGGCGTTGAACGATTGTTGTGTCTGCCTGATTGGCAAGAACATCGTCAACATATACACCGGCTGCATAGATGTAAGGACAAGAGAAGTTTCCTGTTGGATTCTTAATAACTTCTTTCAGGAATTGCAAATACTGTGCAAATGTGTCTTTATATACTTCAATTCTGTCCAGTCTCTGTCGGCTGGAAGATTGGCTCAAGGCCCCAAGAATAAGATATGCCATCTCTTTTGTTGCGGCAATCTCATTGTCGGAGTTCCTCGTCAGAACATACTCATAAACGTTATCAGGAAAGATTTCAATATCTTGGTAATCCCCGACATTTAGTCTTACCCTATCTACTGCACTTGTTAAATCCAATGTCGCCATGTTCTTTCCTTTGCTTTGTTCTATTATCTAAACCCTCTAGCAGAAGACTTAGATAATAGAAGGGGCCGAAGCCCCTTCGTATTTAATTAGCCAGTCGTCAGAGAAACCAGCGAGAGAGGCTGAGTGCAGAAGTGGAGCGGAGCCATTTCAAGCTCGAAATCCACAAACTCATCACGCGGGTCAAGGTAGGTACGGACATACATCTCTTGACCGGGCTCACCAACAGCGTTAAGCTTATTAGACGGACCGAAGTAGGAACGGAACAAGCCACGAGCGCCGCGAGGAACAGCGATACCAGTCTTGGAGGCCAAGAAGTCTTCCGTAGAACCAGACGGCAGATTGAACGTCGGGTTGTAGCAGATGAAACGCACACCCTTATGCTCAAACCAGTCTTGCACACCCCATTCCGTATAACGGGCAGTGTCTTCACGATAAACACGCGAAGCTTGGTCACCGACAAGGTAGTAGCTCTTCATGGAGGCATGACCAACCAGTGCGTCGTAGAAGTCCTCATCCACATAAACGTCAATACCATTCATTGTGGAAGTCTTCAGGCCAGCCTTAACTTTGCGCTTCAGTTCCATAATCTTGGCGTTAACATCAGTCGTGTTAGTGTCAAGATCGAAATCAACAGTCTGTTGAACTTGGTTGAATTCGGTGAACATATTAGCAACAACGGTTTGATCCGGAGTCTTGAAAATACCCTTCAGAGCTTGGCACTTCAGGTATTCTTGCATCTGGTCAGCAAGGAAGCGAATGTCTTGCAGCTTTTCGGCAGAAGCACGGGCAACAGTTTCCTTGTCGGTCGAGCCGGGAGCGCGCCAACGATAGATGTCAGCGGCAGTAAGGTTATCCATGTGCTTGAAATAAGCCAGAGGGATAGAGAAGGTTTCCACGCCATGTTCATGACCAGTGGTGATACCCTTGCTACCACGAACTACTTGGGGAAGCAGGGTGGTCGTAGCAGTAAGCTTATCAAAAACAACAGCCTTTTCAGAAGTACCCGAGCCAGTGAAGAGGCCAGAGCCGTTGATGAGGCCATACTGAGATTCCATCTCATTGATGCTCTCAGTCCATTCAGTCGTTTTAAAGCTGTCTGCAAAATCAAGAATAATGCTCATTTTTCTTTTAGTCCTTATTAAACGGAGGTGATAACTTTAATACCCTTGAGAGCAAGAGCAGCAGTGACAGTAGCCAATTGACCAGCACTAAGCGTATCCTTGAACTTCAGACCGCCCTTAGCAACACCGGCAACGCCGCGAGCAGGCATTCCAAGAGTGACAAGAGAGGCGTCACCAGCCGATGCAGTAGCAATAGCGGGGTCAATCACAATACGAACGTCAGCGTTCAGGGTCGCAACATCGGCAGCAGCTACCCACACATACTTACCACCCGACAACTGCACAACAGAACCAACATCCATGCCAGTTTGAACGGTGACAGTATCAACCGAACGGCAGTGGCCGTATTCCGGCATCGATTCATACACCAGCACAGCACTGGGCTTCACCGAACGAGTACCAATTTTAGACATAACTTATTTTTCCTTTTTCTTGGAGATATACTTGCGAACATTCAGAGCAGAAGATTCTGCTTCCACTTCTGCCTCACCAGATACGCTTTGTTGCGTAAACAACGGGGACTCCGCTTCTTTAGCCAAACTGGCTTTGAAGCCTTCTACAACAACGCTAAAAGCACTTGCATCCAAACCTTCAATTGCTGCAAACGTATTATCAAGATTGGGGTTATCTGCCCCAATCACTTCTGCAAGCATTGCCTTTTTATCAGCAAGTTCTTTTGCTTTTGCCTCTTTGGCAACAGCCTCAGCGCGGGCTTCGGCTTCAGCAGCAAAGCCGGAAAGAACTTCCAGCTTGCTCGCCATCTCGGCCAAAAGGGTTTCCTTTTCGGCGAGAACAGCATTCAGGCTCTCAATCTGGGACAACGCTTCTTGCAGTTCTGCCCCAAGAGATTGTTCAATATTCATATTGGCTTCTACAACAGTCTCAACAACTTCTTCAAGCTGCTCATCCTGTTTGCCGCCAAAAACCTTTTTCAGTTCTTTCAGCATTATTTCTCCTATTGGGAAATGTAGTTAAGGAATTCACGAGGGGTCATAATCTTATTGACAAGACCAATCTCAAGTGCTTTTTCTGCATTGAATGTTTGAGCATCCATCGCAAGAATGTCATCAACAGCAAGTCCTGTATAAAAGGAGACATGCTCTGCAAACTTGTTTCCAAGTCTTGTTACATCTTCCTGCATTTTTGCAAGGAATTTTTTCGAGAAGCTGCCGTCTTCGGCATAAGGAGATTTGCCCGGAGTGCTTGAAATAACAACTCGTTTCAATCCTTCTTGCTCCAATGCTTTACTATTATCAATCAGAGCACAGATACAGCCAATGGAGCCGCAAGAAGCTTCGGGTTGAATTACCACTTCATCCGCAATACAAGCCCAAGCGTATGAGGCAGAGTAGCTGCCCTCATCAATGTAGCTGTAAGACCGGACACCAGCTTCGGTAAGCATTCGTCTCACTTCATTTGCTGTAGAGAAGCAGTTGAGGGCTTGACCCCCGCCCGAGCTATGCTCAAATACAATTGTATTTGCGCCTGCTTGGATAGCCTCTACTGTTTGCTGAATAAGTCCAAGGTAACTTGTACCTTCAGGACTACACATCATACGTTGTGGCTTATAAGTGAGAGCCCCATCTACCTTGATAAAGGCTACTCCGTTGATAATCTCAATATGCTTTTCTTTATGGTCTTCGTCGTCATCCTCAACATCTTCCATCATGGCTATCTCTCCAGCATTACGCTTAGAGAGATAATCCACAATGGGAGCAAAAGATTCTGCTGTAATCAGTTGAGGAGAATTAAAGATTTGACCTGACAACCTAAACAAGCTGTGTGTCATTCTTACTACTCTCCGTTCTCATTGTTGCTGCTTGATTGGTCTTTCCCCGGCGCCTTATCAGAAGTTCCGTTTAATCCTCCGGTGGCTGAAGCAAGCCCATCCCCAGACCTAGAAGTATCTTGCCCGGTTTCATCTTCATGAACAGGTTCATCATCTGGGAAAGGATCAAGGCCAATAGCTGTGCGGGTAAGGTTATAGAACTTGCGATCTTTTTCAATTCCGCTAGTGGCGCTAACTCTCTGAATGTACTTCGACAGGGAATCAAGAGAGAACTTACTAATATTGCCGAACTTGAGCTTTGCTGCTCTCGTAGGGTCCCATCCATTCATCTGATAAAGTTGAGGAATAATAGTGTTGTTATATAAGTCCTCAATCTCTCTGTGTCGGTATTCCAAGCTCATCTCAGCAAGTTCTGTCTTGCCTTCTACAAGAGCCAGAGATCCAGTAGAACCTGTTCCTACGTTCACAACGTCAGCAGCCATAGCCACCAACATACGGGAGTCAATACGATTCAGAATATCAGTTGTATCGTAATTCTTGCTTCCAGCAGAAGAGAGCAGTTCAGCAGAGAACATCTCTCCTTTATTGTCATCTCTATCAGAGGGAAGAAGCATTCCCTGTTGCTCGCCTGTGGAGACGTTCCGTAGAACTTTACGCATTTCGTCCCCGGCAGCCTTAATGCTTTCACTAGCATTTGGGTCAAGGTAGGCAGCAGGGGCTTTTAGCACAAGCAAACCACCTAGATCACGTGCTACCCCTATAATTTCTTGGTTCTCAATCTCAACAGCTTTGCGCCATGATTCATAAGCACCACGAAGTAGAGAGACACCCTCGGGGTTTTCATTCTGAGGGGAAGAAGAGAGGATTGCTAGCTTTTCAATAGGGATATTGATAGTGCTTTTTACAGCAGTGTATCGAGCCCCGTACTGAAGATTAGCTGTACTTTGTTCTATACCCAGTAGCTTACGTCCATCTTCTGAGAATACCCAGCCAGCAAGAGTGGATTGATTAATTACAGGAAGGTCCGCAATACCGATAAGGCCATCGTTATATTTACTCTTACCTTTAAGCCTACGCTTATACACTTTCTCGTTAATGGCAAAGCCATATTTGAGATAAGAGAGTTGGTTACGAAGAACATTAAAGAAGCTTGTGTCCATGTCTTCAAACACAGACTTCGTAAATTTCACTCGCTCTTTTTCTTCTGGAGTGAAATCAGCTTCGCCAACGAACTCATAAGGAGTACGAGCAATGTTTGTGATATAGAAGTTCAAGGCTGCTGCGATGGCGTGGTAAGTAGCCATCTGATTGACTGTGCGAATACGTTGAGGCATTCGCCATGCCTTGTTATCTTCTTCGAGAATCTGCTTAGAACTAACTTTAAGGCCGGGGAAGCTTATTTGAGACATCCCAGAAATTCTAGGAACTCCCGGAGCATCTTCTTCTTTAGCCAGAAGGGCTACATCAAGTTTTTCAGCCATCTAGCCTCCTTGGTTGTGTAATTCTGTATATAGATAATTATACATTATTTTATGATGTAAGTCAATAGGGAGAGGCAGATTTATTTCTAAATCTGCCGGTTTGTGTTATGCAATTCCGGAGGAATTAGCCTAATGGGGAGGAGCGAGTGTAAGAATCGTTTCCGAGAGTGAAGGTGGGGAGGGTGTTAGAACGAGCTAAAAACTTAAAGCACGAGCTAGTGGCATCCCATTCATCGTCGTGCCTTTTTCTCATGGTTT